TTTATACCCGGAAATGGCGAGACTAAGCGACATTATGCTTGAACTGGTTTTGAATCAAAACGAGCCGGGCGAGATCGTTTCACTTCGGGCTGGTTCGGCTTACCGTGGTGTGGTAAAGCCACGAATTCACACGAAAATCACCGAAAACGCTTCAAAAGGCTTGCACTTCGTCGAATTCTGCGCGAAATACGGTCAGGAATTGCTACCGTGGCAGGAATGGCTTAGCGAGCAGGTGTGCAGACTACAATCTGACGGTCGATGGCAGACCCCGGTTCACGGCATACTCATTGCGCGTCAGAATGGAAAATCGACGTGGATGGCGTGGCAGATACTCTGGAGAATCTTCGGATTGGAACAAAAACTCCAAGTCCACACCGCTCACAAATTAACTACCTCAGCTGAAATCTTTTACAAAATTCACGGCATTATCACGCAGCATCCCGAACTTGAGTCACAATTGACCAAGAAATTAGAAGCGAGGGGATTTCAAGAGCTGCAATTTACCGGGGGAAGGCGATACATAGTTCGAGCATCTAATTCAGCCACTCGCGGCATAAGTGCGCCCGACAGTATATGGCTTGATGAAGCGCGTGAATACCACGATGAGGACGTGTGGAGTTCGCTTCGATATACTCAAATGGCTTCAGGTAATCCTCAAGCGATTTTACTATCTAACGCCGGAGATCAGCACTCAGTCGTATTAAATAAACTTAGAGAGCGAGCATTAGCTTCGATCCTTACCGAAGATTTATCTATGGGCTGGTGGGAATGGTCTGCCCCGCCGGAAATTAAATTTGATAATAGTCCGAAGTTTTGGGAAGGCGTTGCACAAGCCAATCCATCTCTCGGGCACACGATTCATCCGGACAATATCCGGGCAGTTCTTAATGATCCGGAAGATATAGTCCGCACCGAAGTCCTTTGTCAATGGGTAAGCACAATTAACCCGGTTATCCATCCTTCTCAATGGGAAGCTTGTCGAGTCGAAGGTTTACGCCTTGACGAGTCGAAAGATACTTGGCTTGCGATTGACTTATCACCGGATCGACGTCAAGCCGCATTAGTAGCCAGCCAACATATAGACAGAGACCGATTCCAAGTCCAGCTTTTACAGACGTGGACTAATCCGGGATATTTATCGGACAAGGTAATCGCCAACGACATTGCCGACTGGTATCGCCGCTTCTCAGTCATCAAAATTGCTTATTCAGCTCGCACCGCGTCGGCAGTAGCCGCTCGATTACTACCCGCAGGATTCCCGGTCGAAGCAATAGACGGTCAGCCTTACGCACAAAGTTGTGACGAGTTTCTCTCTGCTATTTCAAGCGGCAGACTCGCTCACTCCGGGCAAGATGAACTGACTCAGCATTGCTTGTCAGCGGTGCGCCTTAACTTTGGCGATGGCGGTTGGGTAATGGGTCGTAAAGTTTCAGCCGCGGTTATTACGGGAGCAGTAGCCGCGGCTATGGCTAGTCATTATGCGACACAGCCAGCGAATGAGATTGACATTGTGGCTATTTAGGTGCTAGGTGCTACAATCTTCGACTAAATGGGCATCAAAGATTTCTTTTTTCCTTCAGTAACCCCTAACCGGAATTCTGACATCGAAGCTTCGCTAACTCCCATTCAAGTCACCGATTCGGTTTATAGCATTTTAGGTGGAGCAACAAATACCACTCGTAAACTTGCAATGAGTGTTCCTGCAGTCGCTCGGGCACGAAACATTATTTGCGGCACTATCGGATCGCTACCTCTCGAAATGTATAATCGTCTCACCGGCGCTCACGTCGAGCCAATGCGAGTAATTAACCAACCCGATCCCCGAGTTGCCGGCTTTGTTGTTTACAATTGGCTAGCCGAAGATATTTGGCTGTACGGTGTCGGTTACGGTCAAGTTTTGGATATGTATTCTGCGACCGATGGCGGGAAAATAAGAGCTTGGACTCGAATTGCTCCGGATCGAGTAACGGTTGACACTAACGCAACGACGACCGAAATTATCGGTTACAAAGTTGACGGAAAAGCAGTACCTAATATTGGTATTGGTTCAATCATTCGATTTGATGGATACGATGAAGGCTTTTTGCATCGCGCAGGTAAAACTGTAAATGCAGCTGTCTATTTAGAAAACTCGGCTGTCAATTATGCTAAAGACCCAGCTCCAAGCATCGTCTTAAAATCGACCGGCACTAATTTGCCAGCGGAAAGAATTAGCGCATTACTTGCTGCCTGGAGAACTTCACGGCAACAAAGATCGACTGCGTTTCTTAATGCTGACGTTGAATTGAAAGAAGTCGGTTTTGATCCTAAGGCTTTGCAGCTTGTAGAAGCAAGACAATATGTTGCTTTGGAACTTGCAAGAGCGGCAGGAATTCCGGCTTACTTCCTTTCAGCCGAGACTACTTCAATGACTTACTCTAATGCCACTTCGGAGCGTCGATCACTTGTGGACTTCTCACTTCGTCCAATTTTGAGCGCAATTGAGAAACGACTGTCTATGCCAGATTTCGTGCCGCAGACTAATGAGGTGCGATTTGACCTTGACGATTTCCTTCGCGGTAATCCGCTGGAAAGAGCGCAGGTTTATGAAATCCTCAACCGCATCGGAGCGATGAGCGTTGAGCAAATTCAAGAGGAAGAAGACCTAATCCGATGAAAGTTAATTTCCCAATCAGCATTACAGCCGCAGATTCAGTCAAGCGCACAATTTCCGGCAAAATCGTAACGTGGAATGAAGAAGGCAACACTTCAGTCGGTCGGACTGTCTTTGCTTCTGATTCAATTGAAATGAAGCCAGTTAAATTGCTTCTTGAGCACGATCGCACCCGTCCAATTGGCAAAATGGTGAGCCACGAAGTAACAAAAGACGGAATCGTTGCAACGTTCAAAATCGCTAACACGATGGCTGGAGAAGATGCTCTAGTTGAAGCAACGGATGGACTTCGCGACGGTTTCAGCGTCGGCGCAATGATTGACGAATGGTCAAACGATGGGGGCGTGATGCGAATTGCAAAAGCACGACTCGAAGAAGTTTCCCTAGTTACTGATCCCGCCATTGACTCCGCTCGAGTCAGCGAAGTCGCAGCTTCAGAAAATGAAGCACCTACAGAAGATTCTGCTCCGGCATCCGCTGAAGCAGACAAACCAACCGAAGGAGAACAAGTGTCTGACACTACCGTTCCTGCTCCTGCCGAAGAAACGGTAGAAGCAGCTAAGGTGGAAGCCGCTGCGCCTCGTCCAGCGTTTTTCACCGCACCTCGCCTCGAATTTACAAAGGCGAAGTATCTCGAAGCTTCAATCCGCGCTAAAGTTCTTGGCGATGATGCTTCACGTCAGTATGTATTAGCAGCTGACGATTCGACCAGCAACAATGCTGGACTTATCCCAACACGTCAGTTGACCGAAGTGGTAAATCCACTCTCGAACGCTGACCGTCCGACGATTGCGGCAATTTCATCCGGCGTTTTACCTGATGCAGGAATGACTTTTGAAATTCCTAAAATCACGGCAGTCCCAACCGTCGGTGTTGAAGCCGAAGGCGCGCAAATTGACGAAACTGGAATGACGAACACTTTCCTTTCTATTTCTGTCAAGAAGTTCGCGGGCGCTCAAACCTTCTCTGTCGAATTGTTGGATAGATCAAGTCCAGCATTTTTTGATGAGCTTGTCCGTCAAATGGAATTTGCTTACGCAAAAGAGACTAACCGCTATGTTGTCGAAACAATTGCAAATGATGGCGTTCTCAATGCAACTGGCGTCGCTGAATCTGCGACCGGACTTCTCTCTTATGTAGCATCCGCTTCCGCGGCTGTGTATAAGGGATCACTCGGTTTTGCCCGCAATCTCGTAGTTTCCCCCGAGCAATGGGCAAACATTATGAGCTATAACGATACTGGTCGCCCGATTTACACAGCTTCACAGCCACAAAATGCTGGCGGCGTAGTTTCACCGACTTCAATCCGCGGAAACGTTGCAGGTCTCGATCTTTACGTTGATCGCGCAATCACCGGAACTGGAAGCACGGGACTCGGTGATTACTCAATGGTAGTCATCAATCCTGAAGGTTACACTTGGTACGAGTCTCCAAGATTCCGTCTTGAGACAAACGTTGTTTCCAGCGACAAGTTCACCGGACAAATCAAGGTGGCTTATTACGGATACGGCGCACTCGCAACAAAGATTGCGGCTGCAGCGAATTGGTTCAATAAGAGCTGATAATCCAAATAGTTAAAGCCAGTCCGCTCCCGAGCTGGCTTTAACGTCTTAGATGAAAGGATAGGAAATGCCCTCGATCTGCACCGCAAGTGAATTGCGTACCATCTTGGGCGTTTCCTCATCCCTATATAACGACACCTATCTCAACGACATTCTTGACACTAGCGAATCAGTCATCCTTCCAATGCTGGTCACTTTCTCGACCCGGATTGACAAAGTCTCCCTTACCGACAATATCGCTTACTTTCACACTTCAACAATTCACGAATTCACCGAAGGTCAGTCAGTCGTAATTACTGGCGTCGGCTCGCCTTTCAATGCGACCGTGACGGTCACAGATGATTTACTCTCTGATTATGTATTTACCGCCGCAATCACAAATGCTGATATTGTGGAAAAAAATGTTATCCCGGCAGGAACAGCTACGCTTTCCGGAGCATCAACCTATGTGGGAAACTCCGCTGTCGAATCTGCTGTATTGGCAGTCGCCGTCGAAGTTTTCCAAGCAAGAACAGCCGCCGGCGGACAAATAGAAGGGGTCGATTTCACGGTGTCACCTTTCCGCCTTGGTCGATCTCTTTTCAATAGAGTTTCAGGATTATTGGGAGCTTATATCGACGTCGAAACGATGGCTCAATAATGCCCGCTTCGACAATATCCGGAGACGTTCGCGGAGCAATAAAAACCGCTTTAGCATCCGTCAGCGCAAACGTTTATGATCACGTCCCCGAAGCACCTATCGTCCCTGCGATTGTTATAGTCCCCGACTCGCCTATGGCTGAATTGGAATCCATCGGAAAAGCCAACGTGCGCGTCAAATTGAATTACGTCATTACGGTTTGTGTTGCTTATTTGAGCAATCCAGCATCATTGGACAATTTAGAAAAATTGGTAATGGCAACACTTGGCGCATTAAGCGCATCAAAGTATGAACTTTCGACGGTTGAAAGACCGACGATCACACAAGTCGGAAACACTAATCTTCTCGTTTCTGACATCCGCTTGAGCGTCCGCTACGAGCAGACAAACTAAAGGAGAACAATGGCAACGACAATCATCACAGGTCGCGACGTCACGTTCACTCTGGCTTCTTCCACTTACGATGCTCAGGTGACATCAGCGACGCTCTCGGCTGACACGGTTATCGAGACTTATCAAACTCTCGATGGTCGCGCATACAAATCCATAGATAAGCAATGGACATTCACAATCGAATTACTGCAAGACTGGGGCGCAACCGGATCGCTTTTCGAAGCAATGTGGACAGCCGCAGAATCAGCACCGAATTCGACTCTTGCTGTCAGTTTCACAGCTGTCACCGGAGCAGTATTCGCTTTTAACGTTCTGCCAATCTTCCCGTCCGCGGGTGGAGCAGCACCGGGCGCACTTACCGATACGTGGACACTCACGGTTGTCGGTATGCCAACAGAAACATTTAGTTAAGAGATCGGAGCATCGGGAGTATGAAGTTATCCATCACAATTAAATACAACAATGGCGAGGAAGCGACTTACGTTGCTGGCTTGCCGGAGTGGGCTAAGTGGGAGCGAAAAACAGGAAAGTCGATCTATCAAATGACCGACATCAAGGCTTACCAACAAACCGATTTCTTGTTTCTCGCTCACGCTGCCTACGTGAGGGCGGCGGCTGGAAAACCGACCAAAGCTTATGAGATTTGGGAATCGACCGTTGATGAAATTATCTTGGGAGATACCGAAGACCCAAAAGCTATCCAGCCGGAAGCGTAAACAGACTTCTTATTGAAGTCGCAGTCGCCACCGGAATACCGATGAGCGAATGGACTGAGATTGAGGAAGTGCTAACGGCTCAAGAGATATTGGAGCAGACGAGAAATGGAAGATAGTGGCTTTAGTGCTTTTAATAAAAAAGAGCTGGCGCTTCTTGCTAAAACTCTCGGCAATATGGGTGACGCTGCTATTGCTGAAGCTCGCACAACTTCTCACGCACTTGCAGACTACGCCGCAACGGAAATCAAACAAGCCGGTTACGGCAGACAAGTTAGCGCAACCGCAGTCCGAAGGATCGTCGATGGTATGCGCGTGTCCAAAACTTCTAAAACAGGACAGATATCCATTGGCTTCGCCGGGCAGCGTTTTAGCGGTGGCGCGACCACACAAATGCTTTGGGGCGGTATGGAGTTTGGAAGTAATAAATATAAACAATTTCCACGTTGGTCAGGTCGATACGGTCGCGGATCGCGTGGCTGGTTCATTTATCCGACCCTTCGCGGAATTCAGCCTGAATTGACTCGACGATGGACTGCAATGGCTGAACGAATTATTAAAGGATGGGCTAACTAATGGCAGGCGAATGGCGCACGTTAAAGCTCGAACTTCTTGCCGAAAGTAAGCAATTTGTCGATGATTTGAAGAAGTCTGAAAATCAAGTGAACACCTTCGGCGATTCTGTGCAAAAGGCGGGGGACGTTGCTGGAAAAGCTTTACTTGCTTTCGGTGCTTTAGCTACCGGAGCCGCAGTCGCAGGTTTAAGTTTTGCCAAAGCTGCTGCGGAAGATGAAGCGGCGGCAAACAAACTTGAGGGGACTATAAAGGCCGTTACAAACGCAACGGATGGTCAAGTTAAAGCTGTTGAAAATTATATTAAACAAACCAGTTTGGCCACCGGTATTACTGACGAGACATTGCGACCGGCTTTTGAAAGACTTGTAAGATCAACAAAAGACGTCGATGATGCAACCAAATTACTCAATTTATCGCTTGATTTAGCAGCCGCGACCGGAAAGCCATTAGAAACCGTAACGAGCGCATTAGCGAGAGCTTATGACGGGAATACAACTGCTCTGGGCAAATTGGGTCTTGGTATAGATTCTGCTTTACTCAAATCAAAAGACTTTAACGCAATTTATACCAGTCTGAACAGCACTTTTGGAGAATTCAGCGAAACTCGATCTGCTGAAGCGATAGTCAAATTTGAACGCCTTAAAGTGGCTATGGACGAAGCAAAAGAGTCTTTGGGTGCGGCACTATTGCCGTTATTCGAAAAATTAAGCGAATGGCTCTTAAATGAAGGAGTTCCTAGGCTTAACGCTTTCATTGCTGGTTTAACAGGAGATAAATCATTATCTGCCGGTTTCACCAATGCTCAAAAAAGTGCGGAAAAATTTGGTTCATTCATTGCTGGTGTTGCTGCCAAAATAGAACAATATAAAGAAGTGGTAATTGCTGCCGCAGCAGTTACAGCGACAATATGGGCAGTTGCTAAGATTCAAACCGCAGTCGTCGCTACTATCGGATTTATTAACCTGCTTATTAAAGCCTATAACGCGCTTAAAGTTTCAGCTGTCGCTGCCGCTGTTGCTTCTCGTTTTGCGGCTAATCCTTTAGCTGGTGCTGCCGCTGGAGCAGCCGTGATTGCGGGAGTTGCTGCAGCTGTAACCGCAGTTAGCAAAAACGATAATCAACGCGCTGCTACTGGTCTTTCATATAATGAACAAAGAGCGCAACAAATAGCAGCCTCATCAGTGAGCGCAGTTTCTCCAGTGATTAGCGTTCCAAGTGTTGCTGGATCAACCTTTTCGAGTGCCCCGGCTCCGACTCAAATTCCAACAATAACAACGACATCAACCGCAGCTTTTGCTATGGGCGCAAACGCTCGAGGAGAATATGCGACACCTTTTGCAATGGGCGCAGTGGGTCGCGGCGAATATGCCAATCAGCCGGCTGTTGTTGTAAACGTAAACGCTCCATCCGTGATAGATAGAGAAGGTTTCAGTAGAGCCGTAGTCGAAGCATTGAACGAATCAGCTTACCGCGGCACTGGCGGCGGACTTAGTCCAAGAAACATCGAACAAGTGGCAATATGACGGTTTGGAGTCCAGAGTGGCGAATTCTTGTGAATTCCACAAACGTCACAAACTTTACACTTGTTAATTTAATTATTACCAGCGGGCGAACCGACATAAACGGACAAGCTCAAGCAGGATATTGTCAATTTGAACTCATAAATCTAAATAATACAAATTACGGTTTCGATATAAATGCCGGTGTTGCAGTTGAATTGAAAGATTCCGCCGGTACTTATGTGCCCATTTTTGGCGGAAAAATTTCCGACGTTTCCGTTGGTATTCGATCCGTTGGAAATGCCGCTTATGTAACGTCCTACCAAATAACAGCTCTTGGAGCATTGTCGAAGTTACAAAAAGCAATATGGACAACATCACTAAGCCAAGATCAGGACGGCGATCAAATTTATACAATTCTTTCGGATTTGCTTGTCAATTCTTGGAATGAAGTATCCAGCTCTCAAACTTGGGCAAATTACAATGCCACGACAACTTGGGCTAATGCAGAAAACGTCGGATTAGGCACAATAGATCAACCTGGACAATATACAATGGAACAGAGATCGGCAGACCCGATTGACTATTACAGTCTAATTTCGCAAATCGCCGACTCAGCGCTGGGATACGTTTTTGAAGATTCAGATGGGAACATTGGATACGCCGACGCTGCGCATCGACAAACTTATTTATTAGCCAACGGATATACTATTTTTTCAGCGAATGATGCTTTGGCTATGGGATTACGCGCAACAACTCGTCAAGGTTCGATTGTCAATGAATACGTCTTAAACTATGGAAATAATTTTAATTCACAAAAAACAGCTTCTAGCACAAATTCAATCGCTCTCTATGGTCGGTATCAATTGACAGAAAACTCACGGGTTCACGATGCGACCGATGCTCAAAATATCGCCAGTCGGTTCATAGGGCTTCGAGCATATCCAAGAGCCCAATTCGAGCGAATTACCTTCGCGTTACAAAGTCCAGAATTGGACAGTACCGATCGGGATGCACTGATAAATGTATTTATGGGTTTACCGGTAAGAATCACCGACCTACCGGCGATTATCAACGGCGGCGGCTTTGAAGGGTACGTCGAAGGCTGGACGTGGCGAGCTTCGGTTTCGGGTTTATCACTAGACCTAACCCTCAGCCCAACAGAATTCTCAGCGGTTGCCCAAAATTGGGATCAAGTAAACGCCGCGGAGACGTGGAATAGCATCCTTAATACGCTAGAATGGCAGGACGCGATTGGAGTGATTAGTTAATGCCTACGACAACTAACTTTGGCTGGACGACCCCGGCTGATACGGATTTGGTAAAGGATGGCGCACTAGCCATTCGCACACTTGCAAACGGAATCGACACCTCTTTCCTCGATTTGAAAGGTGGAACTACTGGACAAAATCTTAGAAAGAATACAAATACAGACTTGGATTTTGTCTGGGCAGGTGACGCGACAAACACCGTTATAGACGCCGAGGGCGATTTATTGGTTGGCGATGCAGCCGACACGTTGCAGCGACTCGCTATTGGAACTACTGGGCAAGTTTTGACAGTTGATACGACGATTGACGGAAAAGTTAAGTGGGCGACAGCGAGTGGCAACGCAATGACTTTAATTAATACTGGCGGAACTACATTATCCGGCAGTTCGACCAGCATTAGTTCCATCCCTTCTGGCTACGTTTATTTATATCTGGAATTGGTCAATTTCAAACCTGCCACCGATGATGCTCGTTTTTATATCAGACCGAACAACGACAGCACGGCAAATACATATTTAAATCAAGAAATGGGTACGGCGGCTGGCACAGCAGCGTTTAACGATACTACTTGGACAGGCACTTTGGGAAATGACGATACGACTGCGACAAATTACAGCGCGTGGAACATTTACAATTATGACGACAGCACTTGGAAAATGATTACTGGTTTTTCAATGAACAATGCCGCAACAAATCCGACCACAACAATTTCATATCGTTCATTGGTTGGTTTTTATAAAGGAACGAGCGCGATTACTTCTCTGACGTTCCACCTTTCCACAGGCAATTTCACTTCCGGAACTGTTTACCTATATGGAGTCAAATAATGTCTAAGCCAATGATAAGAATCCACGACCTTGAAACAAACGAAATCATCGACCGTGAAATGACCGACGATGAAATTGCCCAATTGGAAAAAGACCAAAAAGACTTTGTTTCCAAAATTGCCGCTGAAAATGAAAAAAAGGCTGAAAAAGAAGCTTTGCTTAAACAACTTGGCATCTCAGCCGAGCAAGCAAAGCTATTGCTGAATTGAAGCAACTTTCAAAATAATGCCTAAATTGTGCAAAGCTGGAATCCAATTGAGAAATCAAGTGGACGATCTATACCCACAAAGGGAGCGAAAATCAGATGGATGGATTGGAGACTCGAGACACTCGGCTCGTAAATCGGATCATAACCCGGATGAACACGGAATCGTTAGGGCTCTCGATTTTGATCGAGATTTGGCACAGCATCCGGAAGAAGCTCACGCGTTAGTTGAGAAAATCCGGCAATGCGCTAAGCGCGGAGATCGACGAATTAAATACATTATTTTCGACGGCAAAATTATGAGTCCGATACTTGGATGGAAGCGCAGACCGTACAAAGGTGTAAATCCACACAAGGCTCATTTCCACGTTAGCTTCACAAAATTGGGAGACAAAGACGGCAGCTGGTTTGATCTAGAAGGAGAAGGCAAAAATGGCAGACTTGAAACTGATGGCGGGATCGTGGCTGAAAACATTTCTCGCGACGGCTCTATCGACATATCTATCCGTCGGACTCCAGCCCGAATACATCCTCAATGCGGCTCTTGCGAGTGTACTTCCTTCCGTGATTAACTGGCTCAACCCGAACTACGAGCGCTACGGTCGAATTTCATAATGGACGCCAATACCATCGCTGGCTTTGTGGCTTCGGTATTAGGCTCGATAGCACTACTTATCGCCGGGCTTCGCTACATCATAAAATTAGAGAACATTCCAATTGTGTCGCGACTTGATAAATTGGAAAGTACTTTAGAATTGGCTCTCTCGAAGGGAGCTACGAGTGGCACAAAAAAAGCGCGTCGTTAAGAAGAAAACGGCTAAACACCGTCGTACTACTAAAGAGCCAATCCTTACAAAAATAGATTTTTGGGCTATTGCTGCAAAAGAAGTCTATGACGCCTGCCGCAGAGCCGGAATGGACGAAGGGACTTCCCTAGCCTTTGCTATGGATCGAAGCTCGTACCCGGATTGGATAGTCGCTCCCGATGATCCCATTAAAAAAATTGGGTGGGAAGATGGCGAAGAGGACGTCTAATTTACCTACGAGAGGTAGAATTATTCGAAGCGATTAAGTCGATTTACCCGGACTTAACGCCACTCTCAGCGACCGACCGATGCGACGGAGTCACCTCTGACGCCTATATTGAGCTGAAATGCCGCAGGACTCACTATGACAGCCTTCTCATCGAGCGTAAGAAATGGGATTATTTAGCCGATATAAGGGCTAGGACGGCTTCTAGGACGCTTTATATCAATGCGACACCTAAGGGTATCTACCAATTCGACTTAGGGGCTCTAAACGCCCCTGAATGGCTTTTGAAGTACCTTCCGGCTACCACCGATTACACAAATGGACACAAGGTTGAGAAGGAAGTCGGCTATTTAGACTGCCAACACGCCGAGCTTCTACTTGTCTAAATCCATTTAGTTAAATACATTTACCCGGTAAATCCATTTAGGATTACAGAATCGGGAGACTAAATGATAAATAACCCGACGCTAATTCGGTTTGATGCCACTTCCGGGGCTTGGACTGATGGGAAGAACTTCGTTAAAGGTTCAATCATTAGACGATATGCCCGCGAGAAGATGGGTAA